TGGATGGGTGAATGTAAATGAAGAAGCAGGAACTAAAACATTGTCATGCGGACTTGTTAATCCAATAAAAAAAGATGTATCTGAATCACCATTTCCAACTGAAGAACTAGACGATGATATGCCCTTCTAATGAAGTATTTATCTATATGTAGTGGCATAGAAGCATGTTCTGTAGCTTGGCATCCATTAGGATGGGAAGCTATAGGATTTGCTGAAATAGAAGAATTTAGGTCAGAGGTGTTAAAATATCATTATCCTGAGGTAAAAAATTATGGGGATTTCACAAAAATTACAAAAGAAAAAATCGGATGCAACACAGATGTCATTGTGGGAGGAACTCCCTGTGCAACATTCAGCATTGCAGGACTTAGGAAAGGTCTTGATGAAGACAGAGGAAACCTCGCACTTGAGTTTATTAAACTCATTAAAAGAGTCCGTCCAACATGGGTCATTTGGGAAAATGTCTTTGGAGTCTTGTCATCAAACAAAGGAGAAGACTTTGCGACCTTCCTCGGAGCATTGGCAGAATGCGGGTATGGGTTCGCCTACAGGGTTTTGGACACTCAGTATGTCAGAACACAACGCTATCCAAGAGCAATCCCTCAAAGAAGAAGGCGTGTCTTCGTTGTCGGACATATTGGAGACTGGAGATATCCTGCCGAAGTATTATTTGACAAAGAAGAGGTGTCAAAAGATTTTAGACCAAGCCGAAGAAAGAAAGAAACCTTTACCAAAGAACCTAAAGAAAGCCTTGATCAAAAGCATAGATTAGAAGAACCATACATTATTAGAGAAAGCCATACCCAAAGTAATGGAAAGCCATATAAGAATGATGGTTCAAGTTTTACTCTTACAGCATCAGATAGATATTCTGTTACAGTTTTTGAAACCAGTACACCTGATAAAACAGCAAGAATACAAAAAGAAGATATAAGTCCAACATTGACAGCTATGACTGGTGGTAATAGACAACCTTGTGTTTTTGTTGAATACAAAGAAAAACAAGAAGAAAGTAACGAGGGTTTTATTCATGTTGCTGATGAAGTAACAGAAGTTACTGTAAGAAAACATCATGTTGATCTTATAAAATTAAAACAATTATTAAAATCAAGTAAAGAAAAAACAGGTTTATCTAACAAAGATATAAGTTTATCTTTAGACGTACCACAAACAAAAGTTGAACATTGGTTTAGAAATGATAGCTCTTTTGCTATTCCATCTTCATATATTTGGTATGAATTGAAAGAATTATTAGAAATAGATACTGATTTTTTTGATAAAAGCATAACTGAATTTATTAAAAGAGAAGGTGTTTTTGAAAGTGCTAAAAGAATATATGATAGTAAAGCATCATATCCAACAATTACAGCATCAAACCTTTTACCAAAGATTATTCATAAAGACAAAAAAACTGAATTAAGACAATTGACTTGTATAGAAGCAGAAAGATTACAAGGTTTTCCTGATAACTACACTCAAATACCCTACAAAAATAAGAAAAAAGAAGATTGTCCTTCATCTAAACGCTATGAAGCTGTTGGCAGGTCTATGTCAATTAATGTAATGGAATGGTTAGGAACAAGAATACAAGAGGTACATAATAAATATGAAAAGCAGTAAATTTGATTTTAGTAATGTTGATGATTTTGATAATCATATAAAATTATCAATACCAAATTTTGAGACCTTAGATAGAATATTCAGTTCCATTACAAAAGAGTTTGCACAACCTGAAAGTCACGTTTTAGATTTAGGATGTTCCACAGGACGTTATTTACATAATTTAGATAAAATTTTTGATACCAATTATATTGGTTTTGATATTGTTAACTTTGCAGACAGAAGAGATGGATTTCAATATGAAAATTTAGACATTGAAGAAGCACTTATAAAATATAAAGAAAAAAATGTTTCAACAATTGTTTGTATGTTTATGTTGCAATTTTTAGGTTTTGCAAAAAGAAAAAGAGTTTTAAAACTATTAGAACATTATGTTACTAAAGGAACAATAATACTTTTATCAGAAAAAGTTTATCTAGAAGACACAAGGTTACAAACACTTTTACATAGATTACACATACAAGAAAAAAGAAAAAACTTTACCGATACTGAAATTTTAGATAAGGATAATCAATTATCAGTATCTATGTTTTGTAGAACACAAAAAGAATTAGACAAAGAATTAAGTGACATAGGTGATAGTACGAAAGTTTGGCAATCATATAACTTTATGGGTTACTGTATAAAATAATCCTATAATTATAATGAATAAAAGACTAACCAATCAAAAACATCTTATGTGGGTAAGAACCCTGCCTTGCTTTGTAAGTAGGTCAGGGTTTTTATCTTGCAATGGTTCTGTACAAGCACATCACTTATTAAAACCCAGTGATGGTAAGCGTGGGTGGTCTTTAAAAGCAGGTGATGATCAAGTAATTCCATTATGTCAATTTCATCATGCACAACTGCACACCAAGTTTGGCAATGAGTTTAAGTTCTTTGAATACTATGGTTTTAGAAAAACAGCAGGACAAGAATATGCTGAACAATTATATGAAGGCAATCAGAACTGGATAGATGAAGATAGAGAAGATGATTTACCCTTTTAAAATTAACATAAATAATCCTTGCACATTATTCCATTATGGGGTTATACTAGGGATATAATAAATTGATACTCACAGAGTAAGGAAAAATAAAATGAAAGTAAAAAAAATAAATACAATGGTTGTGGAAACAATTCAAGGTTCTCAAAATTCTAAAGAAATTGTAAAAGAAATTAATAGTTTTAATACTGTATATTCTTATTACTCTAGACATACAGATAAAATTTATATTCAGGGTGATATATCTGTTATTGGTGGCATATGGAAAAATATCACTACTATTGATTGGGAAGATGACAATATTTCAATCAAGACAGTTTCAGTCACTAAGGGTAATTACAAAAACTTTTTTAATAACACTAAAAATGTAGAGCAGGTAGCATAATGACTAAGATAGTAGGAAACCAAAACTTAAAAACATTTCATCTATATGTTAAGAAACCCACTGACAAAGATTGGTTACAAAGGATGCGTTCTAATGAATATGGAATGATTGATGATCAGAGCATGAAATTCAAGAAACAAGGATTTCAAACTAAAATAATAAGTGCTGACTCACACAGAGTAGCTAAGAAACAATTACAGGGGTAAATAATGTTTTATTGTAAAGAACAAGTACAAGAACTGAATGATGAACTAGGCGAAATGGAAGTATGGGAATACATGCGTTCTAAGAACGAGTTAATCAACATAATAGAAAGGCGTAGACTGTTTAATAAAACGCTTGGTGAGACACCTGAGAGTGTCCTACACGCATATATAAAGCTAAAAGAAGAAGAACAAGATAATGATTATAGGAGTGCAATGTGAAGTTTTATTACTTTCAAGACCTAAACGGTTATGACAGCCACCTGTTCAGCACAAAAAAATCTGCTTTAGATTGGATTAGACATGCAGATAAAACATACTTGGATGAAGGTAGCGATACCTTTGAAGAACATGATATGCAGGTTATGCATGTAAGCACTAATACAAAAAAAAGTATGTTAAAGGCTATGCGTGAAATATTATTAATAAGTGGCAACTTAATCAGAACACCTGAGATTGACTGTGATCAAAAATAGAGACAAATTGGAAAATATAAAACGAGAGTATATAACAGGAACTATTGATGAAAATGGTATTTCTAGTTGTAAATCTTTAGATTTTCTTATAAAAAAATATAATATGGCACCTGCAACTGTTTATAGACATTCCTCTGTAGATAATTGGAAAGTGCAAAGAAAAGACTATCAACTGAAAACCCATAAACTATATTTATCAAACACAATGGCTAAAAATCAAATGAATGAAACTATAATTCTTATTTTGAACAAAACAAAAAAAATTCTTAATCAAAAAAACTTTGACGCTAAAGAGTTATATCATTTAACAGAAACAATAAAAATGTGTAAAGAAAATTTAGAAGAATTAAATAATTATTAAACAATTACAAAAAAAATATATGAAACTACAATTTGATAAAGAAAAGAAAAACACTCAGGGTGTTCAGTTTAGAATTGACCCAATTACAAGCCAAAATCTAACTGTATTAAGAAATTACTATTCTAATCAAGCAGGTAGAAGGGTTACAACAGGTGAAATAGTTAAAAAACTCATAAACATTCATTATGAACAAATACAAGGAGTAGATAATGAAAAAATTACTTAAAAAACTAGATGACTACATAGATAAAATGTGGAGAAGCACGGTCGCATATTTCTTATATTATTTTGATAATAGAATAGACGAGGTTGATATAGACTGGTTAAATATGGCAAATAATATGCAGTTTGATGAAAAGAGACATTGGGAACACAGAACCAAAACTTATTTAGAAGAAACAAAACATATTGATAAATGGACAAAGGGAGAAAATAATGAGTGAATTTTTATATGATGACACAGCACCTTATGATGTTAACTTCCAAAGATGGTATGTTGCTAATTGCATAGAACGAGAAATATATAAAGAACCAAAGTTAAATATAGATTCTGCTGAATTTACATTTAGAAAAATGTGGGGATTTAAAAAATTAGAAAGTGCAGTTTTTATAAGCGGCACTAACGCAATGAACTAATTGTTATTTTTTTTCTGAAGAATACATAATATTTAGACCTGCTAAAGTACATAAGCGGTTCTTTTCATCTAATCCCTTTTCCGTAAGATCATAACTCTGACCATTAACTTTTATATAACCTTCTGTTATTAAGTTTGTTAAAAGTTCACTTGGCATATCTTCACCAAACATAACAGTAAGTATTGAACCTAGTCTTTTGGTTTGTGTTTTACTTAACCCCATACTTTATCAATATCCTGTGTTTCAACTGTTCTTTGAAGGTCTCCATACAAAAATAAAAAATCATCATACTCTTTTTGTGTTTTGTATTTTTTCTCTTGAAGATAGTAAGCTAATGCTTTTTTTATAATAACATGCTCTCTTTCATCTAAATAGAAAAGACCCTTTTCAAATTGTTCATCTATTTTATCTTCTGATATGCACATAATTTACTCCTGTATTTTAGATGTGTTCCCAGTCATTTCCTTCAAAAAGTAATGCTTCAGCTAATCTTCTACGATTTAAGCCTTCAAGAACCTTACCATTAGCCTTATTCCATCTTTTTATCTGTGCAGGAACATCTTCATATGCTCCTGAATTTAATACCTTTAGTAAAGTTGATGATTGTAAATTTGATGGTCCTAAATTAAAAACCCATGCTACCAAAGAATCAAACTGATGTTGATGTAAAGTAACTTTGACTAAATCATTAACATAACCTTCATACTCGTTCATTTCATGCAAAAGTAAATCTTCTGCTTCTTGAACTGTAATAAACATATCGCCCTCAACTGGTTTTCCTTTGTATTTAGTTGAGCCATATCCAATCGTCCAAACACCTGCAGCACATTTATAACTTACAGCTTGACCATTCTCAATAGGGCAACCTTCAAATTTCTTTATAAGTGATAAGCCTTCTTGTGATATCTTCATATTATTATCCCCATGTTCCGTCATCTCTGACTTTTGCTGTTTTTTTACCACCCCAGTACTCAACTGCGTGTCCTTCATCAATAAGCATCTGACAAATGCTTTGACCATCTTCCGAATAAGGGATGCCAAGTATTCTGCCATATTTACCTTTGCCTAGTGATTGTACTTTGAATGAACCAACACATAGTTCTATAAGTCTATCTTTTGCTTTTAGTCCAAGTGCCTTTTCCTCTAAATTTCTTGTGCGTGATTCAGGTGTATCTATTCCTGCAAGTCGCACTCTTTGTTTGTGTAGTTTTACTGAAAAACCTAAATCTAGCACTACATCTATGGTATCTCCATCTACTACCCTGTCCAATGAAGCATTGTAAACAAATGGTGTAACGCTATTAGACATGATTACTTATCTTTTGCTTTCATGATGTTAAGAGCAAGTAGCTCTACAACTGAATACAATTTTTTAATCATATTGTCATCTTTTGGTGTAGGGGTTAATGCACAAACAATTGATGCAATACAGACAACGCCTGTAATAATACCTAACCATTCTCCTATAAATCCAAACATATTTGTCTCCTTTTATTTATGGAGTTTTAATTCTATCAGAAATTTACTCAGGTTTGTCAACTGTGACCTTTCTATAATAAACCACAACATCTTTTAATTCTGTGATATATCTCTTTAATTCTTGCATGTTATAAGCCATAACTTCATAATCAGGAATTGTCATAGCAAGAAAAACTAACTCACCTTCTTGTTCCTCTATCATTGCTAACTGTTCTTCCCAGTTTTCAGGAGTTATAACAATCCATCTTGGTTCTTGGAGATCAATTTCTCTAGGCATTACAGGTTGTACAATCTTCCTGTCTAATGGTTTTGATGATACTTCTATTTGTTTAGTTGGTATCAGACTGCAACTGCAAACCATCATCAAGGTCATCAACTGTACTGCTGATTTTCTCAATGTCTTGCATGATATGTTTTGTTCCATTGTTTATTTTCCTTTCCATTTCTATAGGGTCAGCTAATATTTTAGCTGCTAGTTCATAGTTCTGTATAAATTGTGTATATCTATTTAATTCTCTTTGTGCCGCCTGTGATTTGATAGTTAAGTCATTCATTTGTTGTGTTTGTAATTCAAAATCAGCCTGTATTGATTTTATTGCTTCTTCTTGTGTAGCAATTGCACCTTCTAGTGCAAGATTGTTAGCCGCTAATGTTTTATTTTCGTTAAATAGGTAATAAGTTGTAAAACCTAAAAACAATATTATGCCTATAAAAACTTGTTGCATTAGATATCCTCAATTATGTAGTTAAGACCACTAGCACTTCTATATTCAACAACATTGTCATCTGCATCTTTAAATTTAAGATGTTTTTCTTTTTTTGTTATTATTTTTTTTGATATGTATGTTTTATCATCTGCATCACCATATTCTTTATTAAAAGACACAGTAATTTTATATCTAGTTTGAAATAAACTTATGAACCATTTTAGAATTGTTCTAAATTCCATGTATACACCTGTAATTTCTCGCTTTTACCTTTAGCTTCTATTGGTTCTAAAGGTATTAAATCAAATTCTACTGCATTTTCTGTGCTTTGACCAATTAGCAGATCAACACCAGCGTTTTTAGTTCCTGACTCAAGTCTTGCTGCTACATTAACTGCATCACCTATAGCTGTGTAATCAAATCTATTTTCACTACCCATATTTCCTATAACTGCATATCCTGTATTGATTCCTATGCCTATTGTTACTGGTTCAATACCCTTATTTGCTAATACATAATTAAGTTCTTGCATATTTTTTTGTATATCCATAGCACAAGCTATTGCTTTAGTTTCATGGTTTTCTAAATCAAGGGGTGCATTGAAAATCGCCATGAGGGCATCTCCAATATATTTGTCCAGCATTCCGCCATGCTTTTGTACTGCTTTTTGTTGTGCAGTCAATGCTTGGTTCATAATGTAAGTAACTTGTTCAGGTTCTAATGATTCTGATAAAGCTGTAAATCCACGAACATCAGTAAATAAAAATGTTGCATATCTTTTTTCACCACCGAGTTTCAGAAGTTCAGGATTCTTTTGTAATTGTTTTACTTGTCTAGGGTCTAAATAATGTTCAAATTGTTTCTTAATTTGTTGTCTAAGTTTGTACTGTTCTCTAAATCTTAGATAAAAAGCTATAGAACCTGTAATAAACTGTGAGATCAATGTCCATGTTACATCTAACAAAATACCCCTGTTGATAAGTTCATATCCTGTATAAGCTGTTGATAACATTATTCCTAGACCTAACACTAAACCCCATGTTATGCCTAAAGTGTTCAATACAAGCCATATAAGGCTTACTGAAGCAATAAATATAAGCATTTCTACAGCTAATGCCCAATCAGGTATAAAAGGACTATCTTGTATCAAGATTGATTCTGCTAATGCACTTTGTATTTTATGTGGTTCTAATAATCCAACAGGTGTTGCTATCTGTGGCATAACACCATTTGCTGTTACTCCTACAAACACAAATTTACCTGCTACATCCATTTCTTTTAAATCAGTTTGTGGAGTATCTACCCAACTTATCCACTTACGACCAAGACTATCTGTTTTAACTGGTGGTATTCCTCTGATTGATATTTCCTCTATACCATTATCATTAGTTTTTATAATGTAAGTTTTTACATTAAACAATGCTTTATATATTTGTGTACCGAATGATGGTATCCATTCTTTTTCAGGTGTGCTTACAAGTAGTGGAATTCTCCT